CATTGAGGCGAATACCACGCTTCTGCAAGCGCTCTATATCGTCAAGGTCAAGGTTACCGAAAGATTCCATGTCTGCTCATCACGCTTTGTAAATGATTACCAAATAAGCGTTTCCTAAGACATTAAGCATTTCTATACCAACAATAGTGTCGGCTGTGTCAGCATCTGTTACAGCATCAAAGCCTGCATCCAATAGAGTTTGAATAGCAGTTGCTCCCGAAAAATCACCCGGTGGTAAAGGACCAACGACTTTTGATTTTAAATTACCTAAATTTGCACTGCCCATTTAAGACAACCCCATTAGGTAAATTATCTAGTACCTAAAATCCAAAATCTACCGTTCATCATTCCGCCATCTTTTTCATCTGCGGCAATACTTCCGAAAGTAAAATTCACTCTTTTAGCAGTTGTATCTACATTAACATTGAAGTCTTGGTCGACTAAAGTTATTGAAGGTTGCTTAGGTCCAAATCTATTAAAAGTCTGATTATCAACAAGTGCTACTAGTAATGAGTCTACAGTAATAGTGTTAGCATTAAGATTGGTTATTTTACCAAGCCTTACTCCTTCTAAATTATACAAA